GTAAGTATTTCGTCTCTTATAACCATAAAAAAAGACACGGCTTTTCCGTGTCTCTAAGCTACCGTAAATACGGGCGTCAAGAATCGTCTATACTATACTCTCCTTGTCAAGCTTTGTCTAGTGGTATCTCGTCCGCTTGTTTTTTACCACATTGAGGGTTTTCATCTGCGCCACCCCATTGATCAGCTCAACGTTAAAGGTTATTTGGCCGTAAGGCGTTCTTTTCGTCTCGTTGGCAATTGCTAGGTGCAAAGGTAAGTTTTTCGATAATAATTCTTTGAGAGTAGGTGCGGGTGTCAACATTTTCAATTATCGCCAAGTCCACAATGTTGCCAGAGTTAATCCTAATTGTGAAAGTAAAGAGACCTGTCCGTTTGGCTTGTAACTCGTTCTCGATGTCAAGGTGGGGCTTGATGTTCTGCGGGGCAATCGCCAGTTCATAGTTCATAGTATAGCACCTCAATAAAAACCACTATTAAATAACTTGGTGTCATCGGGCAACGACGTGTCATCGGGCTTTTTCTTGTAGCTAACCGCGAAGTAGCGTAGGGCGTCAGCGCCGTGAGATGACCAATCGTGCTTGGGATAATTTCTAAAAACTTTATTCTTTTCGTCCCAGTCCTTTCGATAATTTTTAAGCGCCTGAATCCCACGATGGCACTTATCCTCATCAAACCAGCAAGTAGATAAAATCCCACGGACGGCGTTTATCCCATCATCGGGCGGCAATCTCGGCGCAATTTTAAAGTTTATCCCCATTCCCGCCGCTACCTCTCTTCTTGACTTCCCCGTCCCTAGCTCTCTAACCTCAATATCGGGTGGGGCACAATGATCACCGTAGTTATAGCCCCTTTCTTTCAGCTTGGCAACATAGTGAGATAACCCCTCACCTGAATTTTCGTAGTAGTCAATAAACCGATTCTCTGCGCCAACTCCCTGATGAAACCAAATCGTCATCGAGTCATCCATCCCTAAATCCCAAAAGGTGTTTACCAACAAATTGTTATCACAAGGAACGTTGCCGATACGCTTTTCAGCTTCGGCCTTTTGGATAGCCGCGCCATAGTAAGAGCCGATAACGGGAGCTTGAAACGAACACATATACTCCTGATCGAAATAGGCCGTTGCTTCCTCTCTGCTCCTCCCGTTAGCCTCAAACCTTTTAATAATATCTTCCTTAATCCCCCCTAGCTCTTCCTTGCCCCAAACCTTGGTGTCTAGGGCGGTTAGCGTTTCGACATACCACCGGGGATTATTCTTTGCATACTCGTACAATGACCTAGCGTGGTTGTCCCCCTGTGGGGTGGTGTTGAAAATCGCAATCCCATCATTTTCTCTCAAAATTGGCTCAATCACATCCCAAGCATACGGGTCTTGATCAGCCCACTCCGAAAAGATAACCAACTTGGGATTTCCCCCTCGAAGGGAGTCGGGATGATCGCTCCCGCCGACTTGAAAAAGAGACCCACCCTTAATCGAAACGGTCATCCTCGATTGGTTTGGCTCACTCGACCGAATAAACTCGGGAAGATGTTCAATATATCTAAACCCATCGCCACCGATTCCATCCCAAAGGTGATCCCGTCCCATAACCAATGTAGGATAAACGTACTTAACCAAACACGGTTCACTAAGCAATTTTCTGGGTACTGTATCCGCAATGTTGACCTTATCCTTCCCGCTTCGCCTGTGCCACAACTGGTAAAAGTATCTCTTTTCCGACCGTCCCTCGATGGCTTTCTGAACCTCACGTAGAAAGTTTACCTGATACTCTCTTGCGACAAAATTATACGGGATTCTTAGTATCCTTTGTGTCATTGTAGCTAACCATTTCAAACTTTATCTTCGCGTCCACCTCAACTTCCTTTCTATCCTTAAAAGTTTCGGGATCGGCGCACTTTAACATAAAGTCTGGAGTCGCCTTATTAGCATACTTTAACATTCCTCTAGCCCGAGAAGCCTCGCACCTAGCCGAGAAATCCTTATCTTCGTCCCTCATAATTTTGAAGGTATCGGCGCTGATAAGGCACATCTTAGCGGCATACTTGAAAAAGGGAAATCGCTCGAGCGCCTCGCACAACATATCCTTTAATTTAGGATCAAACCTTTTCATCTTGCACCGTTACTTTCAAATTTAAGCCGATAACACCGACCAATTCCTTTATCTTGTCAAGTTGGTACTCACCGACTTCAAACTCGACTACAGCCGAATTGTCCACCCGACCTGTTTTTACCTTCACTTTGTCGGCTATAAACTTAACAATCATTTTTTAATTATATCACTTTAATTAAAGTAACCTTTCTTGAAGTTGTGTGAGTCGTTTATTAGCCATATCGACATATTCAGGGTTAAGTTCAATTCCAAGGTATTGTCGGCCGAGTTTCTTCGCCACGTAAGCGGTTGTGCCACTACCAATAAAGGGGTCAAGAACAACATCGCCCTCCCTTGAGCCAGCCAAAACACAAGGAGTTACCAGTTCTGGTGGATAGGTGGCAAAGTGGGCTTCTTTGTATGGTTTGGTTGTTATTGTCCAGACGGAACGCTTGTTACGACCAAGAGGGTGATAATAAGCGTTCGGAATAAAACCGTCGGCCGTAAGATGTGAAGCCATACCAGCATATTTATTTTTATGATTATCAATATTACCCTTGTTGGGAGGTGATTTGCGTAATTTTGATTGTTTACTGTTGTACCCTAATCTTCTGTCTCTAACTACTCCGTACGGCCTATTTTCTCTAGCTACATGAGGTTCCCTTATCGCATCATTATCAAAATAATACTTCTGGTTCTTGGCTAATAAAAAAAGATATTCATGGGATTTTGTGCATCTATCTTTAACGGATTCTGGCATTGGGTTCGGCTTGGCCCATATAATTTCTTGGCGTAATACCCAGCCATCTGCTTGCAGGGCGAAGGCGACACGCCAGGGAATACCGATGAGGTCTTTCTGTTTCAAAATATCATGGTGCAAATTCATCATCGGCTTGCCTTTGCTAAAATTTTTTTCACGACCGTCCCAATTTCTGTCCATATTAGTTCCCGATGAAAAATAACTGTCCCCCAAATTAAGCCACAAAGTCCCATCATCCTTTAATGTTCTTTTCACTTCTCTAAACACCTCAACAAGTTTACAGATATAACACCTCCCACATTCTGCGGGTTCAAAATATTCAAGTAAATCTTTCGGTATTTTATCCTTGACAAAGTATAACATATTGGTTTAGAATAGACTTATGGAAAAAGTCTGTAAACAATGCAAAAAATCCTATACAAGTCGTGGCAAATATTTCTGTGGCCATTCTTGTAGAGCAACTTATACAAATCTCCATAATAATCCCCAACGTCTTCCAGAAGTAAGAAATAAAATATCTAAAATCGCCAAACAAACTCATCGGCAAAAGCAGTTGATGACTAAAGAAGCAAGACAAAAAGCTATTCCTAAAATTGCGGCGGCTCATAGAGGGAGAAATCTTACATCTCAATGGAAAAAGAATATTGGAATTGGGGTTAAAAGGGCTGGTTGTATTCCCCCTCGTAACTCCCATTTGGTAGGCAATAAACACCCTAATTGGCAAGGTGGTTTTACTACAATTAGAAACAAAGAATTTCAAAAACAAGAATATATTGATTTTAGAAACAAGGTTTTGAAAAGAGATAATTATACTTGCCAAGCATGTCAACAACATGGTGGAAAGCTGAATGTTCATCATATTGAACCATGGGGGCCTAACCCCGATTTGAGATATGTTATTTCTAATGGAATTACTTTGTGCAAAAAATGTCATTATACTAAACATAAAAATACCCCTCGTCCTTTAACCGTTGGGCCACGAACGCTTGCTGATTTGGAGTTAAATCAGCTCGCAATTTCATAAATCCCCTTAGCTTGCAATCAGGGGTTTCTTCTAGGCCAATTTGTTTGTCCTGGCGGATTGCGCCACATTTAGGACATTGTTGCCCATTAGCCACAAATTCTCCTGCTAAACTTTTTTGCTTTGATTGGTCTATTCTGGTATTATCTGTAATTTTTCTATTAGCAAATCTATCAACTCTATGGTTACACTTCTCGTCTCCGCCCACCCAAGTAGCCGTTCCATAATCACGAAGGCCGTAGTAGGGCGGGCTAGTTACGCACATCTGAACCGATTGATCTGAAAGTTTTTTTAATTCTTCCAGAGCATCACCGCAAATAATTTTATTCATACCCCGTTTACTAATAACCTCCTAATCCTTCTACGACAGGTGTTAAATCCCGCCCTGTAACCCTCCC